GAAGTAGTTGATCATATTGGTAGGGGTAGCTCCGCCATCCTCCACGAACGCACCGTAAAGGCTTTGCCCGGAGAAAAGAAAAGCCAGACCGTCACCGCGATAGACTGCCGGTGCGCCTGAATAGCTGTAGTTCCCCATCATAAACGCCTGCTGCTTTTCGGTGGCTTCCGTCGGCTTTACCGGTTTGCAGATCACGATATGGGTCTGGTTTTTTGTTGAGACCTTTCCGGTATCAAAGCAGTTGCCAAAGCTACAGATAGCCCCAAATTCAGCCAGGATTGTTGGTTCTCCGACCTTTGTCAGTGGGGCAGAATTGTCAGCGCGGTTCCTCATACTCAGCTCTGAGGTTCCGCCGTGGATATACATCGCCTTCAACCCGGTAATGACAGGCAGGTTTGGCTGCATGAAGTGCCCTTTTTTCGGGTGCGTTCCCGGTATAACGACGTCACCGAGTTTAGGAACATAGATTTCATTTGTCATAATTCAGCCTTTAATCAGTGCGTTATGAAGTGATGATGCGACCAGATTACTGCCTGTAGCATTCGGATGCAGATTATCGAGAAAACAACCCAGACTGTTCATTTCAGCCCAGGTATCAAACAGATCGTAAATACTGAAGAATTCGCAGTTCAGCGACTGCGAGAGGTCGTACATCACATCGCGGAAATCAACGAGTGGCGTTGCCGCCGCTCCGTTTGTGCGCGGTGGTGCCATGAGGATAAATCCCACGTCAGGGAGCACAGCGCGACAGGCAGCCATATACTTTTGCAGCGCGGTGCGGAATGTGGCTGTCGATTCCGAAATTCGGTAATCGTTGTTTCCGATGACGATACAAATGACGTCCGGCTGCATCGTGCTCAGATACTCAGCGATTTTGTCGGAGAACAACAAAAACTGGTCCGCCAGAATCCCCGCGTTTCCTGCTTTGCTCATTACGCATCCTGCCACGCCGCTGCGCCAGAGATAGAATCCGTGGATAGCAACACGCCCGGCGTTGCCATCGGTTTTTAGGTAGATAGTTCTGGCCTCATCCGGCATGCCCGTCAGCAATACCGATTTCGTCATGCCGGTATTCCCGCAGACAACCTCAGCCCACTGCGTCACCCCGCCGACGTCGTAGCCATACTGAAAACGCCCGTTCAGATCCTGGTAATAAATCCGGCAATCAGTACAGCGGACGTTAGTCACGTTAAAGTAGGCGGTTGCCGTCGTGGTATTGATGGACTGCCCGTCGATACCGCAGCCATAAAGCGGTGCTCCGCTGGTCGGCGAGGAGTCGTACAGATCCCATCCGGCAGAGCGATAAATATTCGAACCGTCCCGTGCAGCACCGTAGTTAACAGTACGCCAGCCTAAACCCGCATCGCCGTAATCCGCGTGCAGTAAAATGGGGGCGGACAGCCAGACCCGCTTTGAGCTGCGCTTTCTTCGCCTTCCAGCGCCATAGCGTTCGCCCGTCGGTATGCAGCGGAATGTTATAAGCGGCGGTGTACATACGCCGTTGATACCACCGTGCAAAAATGCCCCTGATGTTTGGCCCTATACCCGTCGCGTCAAACTCGCCGTCCTGGAACCAGAACGGGACAGAATCGGCAGCGTCAGTTATTCCCGGAACGAAGGAGGGATCAACCAGCGGGATACGCTGATTCAGGGCCTTTTCAATTATGGCGTTGATGTAAGCCCATACTTTCTGCTGAAACCCCTCAGAAATCATGGACACGTTAAAACCGTTATCCCAGAACAAGGGGATATTATTGTCGCCATCTACAACCAGTGGGAAGAAGGTGTTATTCACACCACTAACCCCAGTATTCACTGAATCCCCCAGACGCGCGCGGACGTCCGTATAAATCATCTGGTACAGAGACATAGCGACTCTTGAAACGGCGAAACCGTCATCCCACCAGGCCGGAACACTACCGGCGCCATCGACGAATAAAGGGAAAAAGTTGTCATCCACAAAGCCGCTTGAGGTTAGCTTAGCAATTAATTGAAGAGCGGCTTCAACAGCTTCCTGAGACAGCATTTTTCGGCCAGTCTGCTGTAGTGCGCCAGAAACATTCGCGTACTCATCTGCAAGGGATGAGTCGCTATGGTTTATCACCCAGCAATTGCCACCCTCTGGAATATTTCCCGCAGATAAATCGTTCTCAGCCAGAGGGAGTGACGGGAAGAAGCGGACGCTGTTGATAATCGATCCCTGACCGAGCAAACCCGTAACAGCCCTGGCAACGCCACCATCATTCAGGAAATAACGAAATGCCAGCGCCTCACCCTCGCCCAGGGCGACGCGAAACAGCTTACCTTGTGGTGTGCCAGCTAATCCCGCAATGGTGCCGTCTGGATCCTCTTCGGTTTCAAAGAACGTGTACTCCCTGTAATCGGAAATACCCTCAATCAGCACCTTCAGGAACTGCGTACGGTTTGCAAGTTGCCGGGCCTGGATATTTGCAGCGCCTTTCGTCCCGCCTTCCACTTTGTCTGCGCGGGAAAGCTGGTAAACCGAACTTTCCCACACGGTTTTTTCTGTAATATTCATGCTATTTTCCTGAGAAATTAACGCTGCCGAAATAGAACTGCTGGCCGTCGTAGTGAATGCTGTCTTCTGGTTCGTATCCCGGCGGATAAACGCTAATATCCTCACCGTCAAATATTGCCGCCCCCAGCCATACCGGCCCTCTGGTTCCTGCGGTTAGTGTCATTTGTGCCAGATGCCTACTGACTGGCTTCGCATCGCCAATAATCCGCTCAAGCTCGTAAATCATCGGCTCCGTGATGCCGATTTCATTCAGATCGATCTCAAGCCGAAACGTCCCGGCGGGGTCGGCTACTTTCCACCACTCCTCAAGAGTCATTGAGTAACCCAGCCCCTCAATCACCCGCTTAACTGCAGCCACCGTTCCTTTGCGCTGATGGATCCAGAAAGCATCGCTGACCGCCTGCCGCTTAGCGGTTTCTGTCCAGGTTTCCTCCCATCGGTCAACGGAGAAAGCCCAGGCCAGATACGGCAGAAACTTTGCCGGGCATTTCCACGGGTTCCACAGGTCACGCAGCGGCACGTTTAAATCACTGATACCTGAACAGGCTTGCGCCAGCCTGCGCTCCAGCGCAGACGACCCCGGCGGTAACAGGCTGCTAGTCATCAGAGCCACCAATTTCTGCTTTAAAATCGGTGCAATATGACGCCTGCGTTTTATCTAACACCATGTCCGCCAGGGGCTTCATCAGCTCAACGCGCTGGACGCCCTGAACATGCAGCGCGGCATAGATCGCAGACAACCGCACGTCACGCCCCAGGCGACGCTGCTCGTTGATATATGCCGTACCCTGCGCTTTCGCGGCCGCCAGGATGGGTTCCTTTGCCGGTCCGGGATAGACATAAAGAACCGCATCAATTTCATAGGGGACAATCTCAGCAGATCGGACACTCACCCGATCCGCCACCGGCCGCACAGCCTCATCATTCAGGGCCTCACCGACGACCTGCAGTAAGTCTTCCGGCGCAGTACCATCGCCGTCGCGGGCCAGAATAGTCACCACGACTTCCGCCGGTGACGGGCTGAACGCCGACGCGTCCGCCACCCGACCATCCGAGCTAAGCGCGTGATATTCATAGGCTCCGACTGGCCCGGCTACGCTCATCCCCTCAAAGGCCGCCGGGATTCGCTGGCGATAATCCGCGTCAGATTCCATTACTGCCTCCGTTGGCGGCGTAGTGGTGTCGTCCGCAGCTGTAATCACCCGGCGCTGTACGTTGTTATTCGCGCCTAAATTGTCCAGGTCATCCCCGCCTGAATAGGCCACCATCACGGCTTTCGCCGCCTCGTTAATCCGCTGGCGCAGCAGCAGCTCCCGGTACACATTTTCCTGCAGCATTTTCACCACCGGCTCAGATTCAAGCGTTAAGGTGCGGGCCACGGCCTCCTGCTCTTCTGCCGGAAATAACGCGACAAATTCAGCTTTGCGCTCAGCCAGCAGGGTTTCAAAATCCGGCACATCCACAATTTGCGGCGGCGGCAGCTGGGAAAGGTCAATAACGGCCATTGTCTGCTCCTGTCGATACGGAAAGGGACACGGGCACGCCGTCATTACGCTGGCCTGCCAGCTCAATAACCATTGCGCCATCCATGCTGCTGCTGTTAACCGTGATGGTGTCCAGTTGCAGCCGCGGCTCCCAGCGTCGCAGCGCCACATACACCGCAGCCATGATCTGCAGGCGCAGCGCCGGGTTTTGCGGCTGGTCAATGAGCGCTGAAAGCAGGGAACCATACTCCCGGCGCGCAAGCCGGCTCCCTTGCGGGGTCAGCAAAATGTCACGCACCGACTGGCGCAGGTGGTCAGTTTCCGTTATGGCTCTGCCGGTATCGCGGCTCATCCCGATATAGAGCGTCAAAATGGATCTCCCGTCGTTCCGCCACTGTCGCCAGGGTGTTTATGCTTATCAGCAACGACGCCGTTTGACGTCATCGCGCCGCCGCCGTGGGTCACATCGCCGTTCAGGATCACGTTGCTGTTAATACGGGTGGTGTCAGCCTCGATCACAAACTCACCGGTTTTGCAGGAGACAACCTGCGAAGACTCAATCAGCACGCTTTTCACGCCGCGAATAATCCAGCGCCCGGTGGCGGGGTCGTATTCGAACCAGCCGCCATCCTCGTATGCGGTCACGTCCGCACTTTCAGAATCTGACGGCGGCGGGCAGGCGTTGGAGTAAATGGCCGGAAGCGCAAAGGCTGTTTCCAGATTGCCGCCCAGGCTGAACAGCACCACCTGCTCCCCTGGAGACGGGCACCACCAGGTGCGGGATTTACCTGCACGGTAGGTCAGCCAGTTAATCCAGTTGGTTTCGAGGTCGCCCGTTTTCACCCGGCACAGCCAGCCGTCCCGGTCCACTTCGGTCACAATGCCGGTACGGATCAGATTGGTGATAAGGCGCATGATTTCGGTTAATTGAGCATTCATGCAATTAAAGTCGCACACTAAACCAGATGAATGCAGCAGACATCTCTTGTATGATGGTTGGTACAAAAAATGGAGGAAATCTTTATGCCAAGGCATCGGAGAGGTTGGAGGCAGCATTTATTTGAATGGTTCGCCATTATTGCGACCACGATTCTCGCTTTGTTTTTAAGCTTTGCTTCTGAAAATAGTCCAACAATTCACGCATTATTTTTTGGGAGCTTTTTCATCATTATTGGAATATGCTCAAACATAGTTAAACGTGGAAAAGCAAAGCTATACAAAGAAATATTCAATACCATATGGAATTATGAAACTGCATTAGTATTTATTTACAGCTTATATTCATTTTTGGCACATTTAAAAGATGAAAAGCCCATTACCCAAGTGATGAACGAATTATTAGAAGGCAGCCCATACATTATTTACTCAGGTATTGCGATTCTAACAATCACAGTATCTTTTCGATTTGGTTTAGGTTTGGCAGAGTTACTTATTAAAACAGAGCCCCCAAAAAATGAGCAATAAATCAACTATTCTATCCACCGGAATAAACTATCAAGCGTAATGTCCTCCACTTCATCATTGATGCCGAGCAACCGGCGCTCTGCATATTTGACTTCCGGCCCTTTACGACTGACCCGATCACGCAAGCCATAGTGATGCACGCGGGCTATGCGCTGCACCCGGCTCTCAAACTCAACGCTGGCCGCGTCCTGGCTGGCGAGGGCTTTCAGGTATTTTGTGGTGCGGAGTTTTGCAAACATCTGCCGACGGATGCGGCCCTGTTTCGTTCTGGCCGTCACGCGACGCGGCTCGTAAGCCGTCCCGTCGGGGTTGCGCTGCATCCTGATATTTTTCTGCTGGCTGCGGCGTAGCTGCTGCGCCAGATCCCGCATCATGCGCTTACGAGCGGCAGGTTCCAGTCCCGCCAGCAACGCATCTAACCAAGCGTCAACCTGCTGCAGCTCAGCCACGGCTCACCGCCCACATTTCGTCCGGTTCGTCCGGTTCCGGCACCGCTTCGACGCTGGACACATCACCGTCAGCGCTGACTATCACACGCTCTGTCAGTTGCAGATTCAGGCTGATATCACAGATATCATTGCGTAAAATATCGACTTCAAAGGAAAGCAACTTTTCCCGCAGTTCCGGGTTATGAATGGCATCCGGCTGATTCTCCATGAGCCAGGCCACCACCGGCGCCATCAATAACCCCTGATCGCCGCTGAAATCCACAATCACCGCATTCAGGGTGTAACGATATTCCCATGAAAGTGACGCTGCCCCGGTTGCCACCACCGATCCGTTATCAACGAACAAATGCAGCTTATCCGGGTTATCGCGAACATATGGCACCGCGTTATTCAGGGCGCGGCGTAAAGATTGAGGCTTGTTCACTGTTTCGCTCCTGACAGGAAATTATCGTGTCCACTTTGTCGGCGCAGGCCGCCCAGG